AACCAACTTCTGGAGCGACCCAAGTGTTGTATGGAATGAAAATAAAGAATACAGCATAGGTAATATAGTTATAAGAGAGAGTGCTGCTATTATCCTCCCCCTAGACGATGTCAATGCAGAAGGGGTGCCCCTTAAAACCATTTATGTATCTGTAGCCAACAGCAATAAGGGGAATTCTCCTGAAAAAAACCCCAGTTTCTGGCAAAAAGATGGCTGCACCAAGAAGTTAGGAGCGTGTCAAAAGAGATTCAACCCACTTCAAGAGATAGTTATCCCCTCAAAAACCCCAACCGAACAGAGCTTCCCTTCAGTCAGGTTCTCAGGAATGGATAACCCTGCCAATCCAGCGAAGTATAATGCAAATAGTGGCTACTTTCACACAACAGAGTCGGGCGTTACAGGAGCATTAGACCCAAGGAAAGAGTGGACTCTAGTTGGTTGGGCAAACATGAATGAAAATTCTCCTAGAGGAGCGGGTATTTTTAGCACCAGCGCAGGAGAGGGAGATGAATGGCCTGCATCGAGATTTATAAATATTAACCGATGTTCCCGCTGGGGCTGGAGATTCGATGATAAATACAATGTAATTCAGGCCCAATACCTTGGGTATTTCATTTCTAATTCAGACGGTGATAGTGCTTGGACAAACCGAAGTTTGGGTAAGGTCCAAATGGAACAGGCAGAAAATGACGAATGGAACCAGTATATTGTTAGACACAGCACGGGAACGAAGGATTTTCTCGATAACGATGCTGCGCTCGCCCGTGGCGACCAAGGAGAAGACACAGAAACCTTTACCACTAAGCTAGAAGTTCTTTTAAATGGAGAAGAGCACCAATACGAGGGAATCATCCCTCGAAGGTATGGAGATTGGTGGGGCGACCTCGAAAGGGTGGAAAGTAATGACGGTAACTTTGCTTCATGGACCGACAGGGTACAGGGATACCACTCACCTGACGATATTTGGTATCCATGTCTTCCGCAAACCTTCATGCTTGGGGCACAGGAATTTTGGAGATTTCAAGAGAGTTGGCCAAATCCCACAGCGAACCCGCCAGTCCTGAATCAACCCGCAGCACAGATAGCTACTATGAATGGACATATAGGAATGTGGGCTCTGTGGAATAGAGCGCTCAACGACGAAGAGATAAAGTATTTAAAAAAGCCACTAGTCTCCCCTTATTACACAGCAACCACTTATTATGATAATGTTCCACGACCATACAATGAATGCACAGGAAGGATGAGCACTTTAACGGGGGGTACAGGAGACGGCCTCCCCGATGGAACTGCCCCTCTGCTTTACGGACATAATAGTTTAGTTGCGTGGTGGTCAGGCACTACAGGATTAATTCCTACAACCGCCATCGTGGGGCTATTAGACGGCCACACGGGAGGTCACCACTTAACGGGAAGTGGAAACTTTTCAGGAGTCGCTCAGTCTTATGACGTTTACGACCTGACAATAATCCCCAACCCCTCTCCTCCCTACCCAAGATTTGGGGGATTCCCAGGAACTGATGGATTTAGCTATGGCAGAACAGCATATTAAAGAAGAAGAAGCTCTTGAGTATATTAAGAAGCTTTCTCATGAAAATTTTAGGGGAGAGATTTGTGGTTTTTTAGGTTACGATTATAACACGAACCGATATATTGTCCAACAAGAAGAGAACATCTCCCCTGATCCCGCTTCTCTTTTTATGATTAATCCTTTGAATTATTTACTGTTTAAAGATTCTTATAGAATGGTGGCTATTTTCCATAGCCATATTGTGGGGGATGAAAGCGCATCAGAGTTTGATGTGAAGATGTCGGAAAATTGTTGTCAACCCTTTTTAATATATAGCCTCAACAGTAAAAAAATAAATATTTATACCCCCAAAAACACAGAAGCAGATGTAAAGATACTAGAACGGATTAAGGCTATAGCATGACACAGGTAAAACTACATGGAATTTTAGGAAAGGAATACGGAGCAGATTTCCGCCTCCAGATAGGAAATCCCAAAAATATTCTTCATGCCATTGACGCCAATAGGGATGGTTTCCTCCCGAGAATTATCCAACTACAAAAAGAGGGGGTTATATATGAGATTATTATCAATAAAAAAAGACTTAACGGTCACCAAAATCTAAAAAACCTAGATAGCGTTAAAACTATTGACTTGATTCCAGTAATTGTTGGGGGAGGGATTGTCGCAATGGGCCTCACATGGCTTGTTGGCGGGACACTTTTAGCCAATATCACCCTAGCTGTAATGTTCGCGGCCATTAGTTATGCCTTAACTCCCGCCCCCGACACTGAACAAGTAGAGGGAACTGCTTCGGCTAGTAAGTCCTCTATGGTTTTCAGCAATAACGTGAATACAGCGAGTCAGGGAGCGCCGCTGCCTCTTGGATATGGACGCTTAAAGGTGGGGTCTCAAGTAATACAAGCAACCATCAAGTCTTATCCCCAATCCAACAGCGCTGAGGAGGTGTTAGGGACACGGGGGGGGGATGGAGGCGCCACCAGCAGTGACATGCAATCGTAAGATGAACCATATATTAAAAAAATTACAGATTGCAGGAGCAAAGAAACAGTCTGATCCCAAACCTCCTATTTATAAACCCCCTGAGATGGGAGAATTACAATATGGAGCCTCTTTTAGCTATGCTGAAACTCTTGATCTCATTAGTGATGGGCCTATTGCGGGATTGGTTGATTCTCAAGGAAGTATACTGGAAGGGTTAAACATACTACAGGGAATTTATCTAGACGACACCCCCATAGCAATAGCTGCCGCAAGCAACAGCTCTCTTACTCGTCTAGAAGCGGAGGCAGCAGAAGAATATGCAACACCATTAGACAATGCAATTGCTACAGGAATAACATCGCTCGTAAATTTTTGTAAAGCCTTGGGCCAACAATCCCAACCTTTAGTAACTCTTCTGGATTTTCAAGACGCAGCTGGAACTAACCCGTATAACTATGAAAAACAACTGGGCGATAGTGCGAACCTGTTATTTATAGCGTTCAGGGATAGGACTCGCTACCCCGACGTTCCACCCCCTGGGATGACTGACGCCGCAGTATATATTAGGGCTTTTATAGAATGCACTGATCCCGCTGGCGATCAAACTTTTTATACATGGTTTGATGCAGATCCCGATAATCCTGAGCCAATGACAGAGCAAGGGGGTGAAGACTTTGATGCAGGGAATGCTGCCTATAGAAATATAGCCTATCCCTGTGGAGTACAAGAACCTTGGGACTATTCGTTCACTTACAATAGAGCACAGGGGCACGGCCCTAAGTCTCTATTTTGGACGGACGAAGACACTTTAGATGACTCTAAGTTTTTTACAGCATACGCTCCCCTTGCGAGACAGGATCAGCATTTGTGGGGGCTTTTTGGGGAGTCAATAGATTTCGCCCAACAATTCATTCAACCAGAACTAGATGCCATCCTTGAGTTATGGAACAACAGCAAGGAAGGGGGTGCAGGAGAGAGAAACCCAACTCAAGAAATCCTAGCGCAAAGAGCCCTTGAAAACATGGGGTGGATAGAGGGGGATAACATTACCACGTTGCTTAACAATCCTAGGGGACCACGATACAACGTATTAATGATAGCCAAAATAAATGGCACTCATTCCGCCCTTGCTGATAAAGAAGTTTTGGATGAGAGGGGGAATCTCCCCAACTGGGGGATTATGCCCTATTCCACCGAATCTCTTCGCGTCACAACGGGGGGCCGAGAATTTTTCACCAACTACAATGTATATCACAACTTGGATCAGGGGGCTCGGAGCTGGTGGGCCAGTACGACGCGATACCCAAACACCTCCGTAAGAGACATAAGTTGCCCCGTAGTAAGCGCAGACGGGAAACTAACGGGTGAAATGCGCGGTTTTGTTATGTATGTTTTTAGGCCCCATCTAAGAAATAAAGATCATAGCGCTACAAAGGATTATGTCCGTGCATGGCCCGATAAAGTTACTAAGGAGTTGGGGTTAATAAATTCCCTACGCTACACCAAAAATCCCACCAGTTCCGTACAAGAAGTGTTGAGGAGATTGGCGAGTGGGGACACCGACTTTGAAAGTGCAGGATTAGTCCCCCGTATATCCTCGTCCTTTTTTTCCCAAAAAAAGAATAATTTAAAATTTAATTATAGTAACGTTTTGGCTGAAATTAAAAGAGGAGAGGAGGGCCAAGAACCCTTCACTAACTTTCGAAAAATATTTATAGACCACATTTATAACGCAGAACTCTTCGGACCTTTTAGGACAGCACAATCACAAGGGACAACAGCAGGGTCTCAAGAAGAAGCAGGAGGGCAAAAATACGCTCCGCAAAGGATTACTCAAAACGCCGCGTTGCTTACACGCGATCAAGTATTAACAGAAAATTCATCAAATTTCAACCTCGATATGGGAGACGGCCTCCCCTTGTATGAGGGAAGCGACGATAGGAGAAAGAGCGGTGACGTTAATGCCAAAAGCTATTCTTCATGGGGAAAGAATTCTTTTGGGCAGTGGGATGAAAAAGCAATTCCTATTGTTCATACTGTATATAACCCCAATGTAACGGCGGCTTTTATTACATTAAATATATCGTCTTTACATGACACCTTGGTAAATGATGTTGACGATATTACTCTTCCAGATGGGGAGACGCGGGATCTAGAGATAGGAACCAAGTTCCCCACAGTTGTAAATATAGAAGTAGAAACAGGGACAGTAGGAGCCAGAAAAAATGAAGAGGGAACCAACGAAAGACCATTCCAAACCCACACCTTTAGAATAGTAGCTCTAATAGAGGGACAAACATTAATTGATATCGGAAACCCCGACACGAAGGGGGGGGTAACCAATAAAGATTATGTTATTAGTTTGAACAGTGAGGATGAGAGAACCTCCCTGAATGTTCCATTTCCACTACCAAAAGTGGCCGTGCGCGATGTGGAAGCGTTGAATACAAGTATTACATCTACGACTCTGGTGGGAACCGAGGAGAATCCTCAGGAAAAAAGATATATCAAGATAACTAAATTATCCTTCGAAACTAATTCTGTGTTGATAAGCAAGATAGTATCTCTTAATAAGGTCACCGAAATTATCGAAACAAATTGCACCTATCCGTTTTCAGCGATGGTTGGAACAAAATTAGACTCAAGGGCTTTTAGTTCAGTCCCTCAACGAAGTTTCGATTGTAAATTAAAATTAGTAAAAATACCAAACAACTATTTCCCCGAGGGCATACACGGAAAAGACAAAAGGTATTATAAGAGCACTCAGGAGTTCGATGATACCCCCCGAAGTGATAAGCTCAT